AGTACCAGCAGTGTTAATTATTGCAGTGAACTCAGAAGACGCAAAGATGTCTTGGTCGAGACCACCTGCAACAATTTCCATATTTGAGAACTTGACACGAGGCAAGGTCACAATGTAGAGATTGCCAGCAGCATCTGCTACCATGAAGGACAAGGAGAACGCAGTGGTCGCCCGGAAACGGTCGAACAGGTCGGAGTTCTCGAAGTACAGCTCCATGGAACCCGTGAGGTCAATCCGGCTACCTTCTACGCCGATAAAGCCCAGCGTACCAATGGCTTCTTGGCCACGCAGACGGTTATCCAGGTTGAAACTCATGGAAGTAAAGTAGTACTGGGAACCTGCCGGGTCGCCATCGAAGGAGATTGCTGCTACGTTGTTAACCGCGTTGAGCACAGTCGTCGTAGTGGCCGCGGCGAAGGTTGCTCCCGTGAACTGGGTTTCCGTCATAGCAGAGTCCTTCGCCAAGATGGGGAAGGTTACGCCCAAGATGGAACCGGTGGACATGTCCACTTGGAACCCGCCAATACGGGCGCCCGGGAAGTTCTGGTACTCAGGAGTGTCCAGATCCGTAAAAGCCTTCTGGATGGTGAATGACCGCTTGGTCACGCCATTGCGCACGAACTCAAGAGCGACTACGTCCACGCTGTCACCCGCGGCTATGGTAGCCACGTCAGACAGAGGAGCTATAGCCACCGAGTTGGTAGCGGGCGTGCCCACTATCTCGGCGTAGATGGTGTTAACTCCCGTGAACCCGGAAATGGCTATGAATTGCCCCACCGTCCAGCTCTGAGCGGATAAATCCGTAGAAGAGGAGGTCAATTCCCAGGTGTTGGGAGTGCCTGCAGTCTTGGTGATACCAATGTCAGAAGCGGCGGCAATGTCGCTTCCGGTGGTAACCCAGTCGCTAAAGCACGCAGCGGCGATAAAATCGTCGTAAGTACCGTAGGACCACTCGCCATTAATGTCTCCGCCAGAAGATGCGGAAACTTGAACGGTGTCCGGAGTCATACGGTCAGACCGGATTTCTTCGGAGGTGGTGAAGTCGGCATTGTAGTTCAGGGATTCACTGGTAAACCGAATGGCTTCCAGCTCCGGAGTTGCGGGCGTAGTCCCCCAAGTTGATTCCTCAACCATGCGAAGGGCTACTCGATTTGAAGTACCAAAGCTCATTTAGGGCCTCCTAAAAGAAATCGTCCCTTCTGAAAGGACATATTACATTGAGTCGATACCACGCGGTATCATCGCTCTCTACCAGTCTAACGTAAGGAGCAAGGTGGCACGTTAAGCCCCCTGACTGCCAGTTGCGAAAGATGGCACATGCTTGGTCAGCAAGCTCTAAAGCCAGTTTATCACCTTCATCTGTGGGACAATAAATACTAATGACTATCATTCCAGGATGTCTGTAGACATTATTGCCTGGGTCTCCGAAACTTGCCGGGTATGCCTCAGCTCCTGCAATCGTCAGCTTGACCCAGGAGGTGCCAACTACAGGTTTGTACTCGTCATTAGGATACGACACAGGCGTAGTGGAGCCCCAAAGCGTGTTGAAGCGAGACCTTATAGCAGAATTCTGAGAAGCATAGCTCATCTTGTAATCCTCCCGCCGTATTTCATCTGGATGGCCACTATGTTGATGTCCACCATACCTTGAGGTGCTTTACTAGAGTAACCGTTCTCTAGGGGTAGTATATAAGGTAAGTTGTTAGCCAGCCAAATAGTTTGGCCCAGCTTGGCAGACAAGATGTTGGCTTTGACGGCTACCATGGTTTTAGTACCGCCTGGATCTCGTGCCAGAAAATCTACCTCATTTGAAGGAAGCCCGATAGATGGGAACCAGTTGCCACGGGCTCTACCCGTAAGGACGGGAGTGTCCATAACCACCCGCTGGTCTAATTCCAAAGCTATCTTGATGAAGATAGCTTGGGCCCTACCCCTTGTTACTTCACCGAATTTCTTTAAGTCTATGGCAAATAGCCTAGCAGGTTTACCTTTAGCCATTAGTCAAGCCCACCTTGTAGATGATGGCTATACCTGACGGCGCAACTGCTGCTAAGCCAGCTATGAAGAAGGTTTCAGAACCCACGGCTATTTTATCGCCTGCTTTAGGCGTAGCACTTGCGGCGTTTAAATCGTTAGCGGCAAGCAGCATCATTTGAGAGAAACCAGCTACTTGCTCCTTGGTGAACTCAACCCAGCGTTTCTCACTCCTGGGGAGAAGAACGCCGTAAGTAGGAACGCTCGTAGACGTCTTGGTTTTAGCGCCCTCTGCCGCATTGTACGAAGATCCTGTGGAAATCACCACTGTTACGGGGCATCCAGCTTCCTTGATGTCTTCTCCGGCAGCCACTGCGTCTGCTGCATAGTCAGCCATACTAGCTCCTCAGCAGCGTAGAGCTGCCCGTCAAAGAAGACAGCAGTTGGTATACGTGCGTGGGCACAGAACCAGACGTGGCAGAAGGTGAGAAATATTCTGTATCGAGAACGTCTACCTTCTTGCGCTTGACCCCAGACTTGCTAGTTATGATGCCTTCCATATCATAAACGCCTGCCCGGAACATGTCTGCTACCAATGCACAAGCTTCTTTTACCTGCCAAGGGGCATCTGTCTCGCCTACTACAAAACCATCCTCGTCCTCAGCGAACAAACGTGGCCATTTGAGGCGCTGAGTTTCAGAAACCTTAACTCCGCCGAAGGTAAAGTTCCTGTCAATCCAGTCGGTGGCTTTTATGATGTTGATTTCCTTCTGAGCATCAGAAAGGGCCGTCCAGGCAGTGTTGCCTCGGGCGGCCCAATAAGAATCAACGTTTGCCACGGAATCATAAGCGTCCGTAAGAAGCGTTAACATGACTAGTGCCCTCCAGCTTCTCGATACGCTGCTGTAGGTAGCGCATCTGCTCTTTTAAAGCAGCAACCTCTGCGCTTGCCACGTAGCGGTCGCGGGAGTTTGCTTCAATCCGTTCCACCTGGGCTTGCATCCCTGCCACACGTTCGGTAAGTGTTGCTACGTCAAGGGAGGTGGTGTGGACAGTGCCACCTACCCAAATGCAGATGGCTACTACTACTACCTGGAGACCCGTTTGGATGTGCTGTCCCAGAGACTTAGTTGCTTCGGCCATCATGCACCTCCTTACTTGCTAGCTGCTTGCGGGCCCTTGCGAACAGCAGAAGGAGTAGCGCCACTGCCCGGTTCCTCAGGCTTCTTCTCAGGCTTCTTCTCAGGCTTAGCAGCCGCCTTCTTGGCTTCGCTGGCCGCTTCTTCAGCAATCAGCTTCTGCAGTTGGGGGCACTTGGCCGCTTGCTCTTTGGTGGTGTAACCAAGCAGCTTGCCGTTCTTCATAACTTTGATTTTAGACATGATGCTGTCCTCAGAAAGGAGAGGGGCCCGAAGGCCCCTCAGCTATTACACAGGAGCGATGGTCGGGGCACGCAGGCAGCGAACCGCCAGCATGGGATCCAGCACTTGCATGCCATACAGCGCATCCAGGGCTACGAAGTTCTTGGCGGTGTCGCCGTCGTACCACATGCGAGCGCGAAGAGACAGACCGGTCACCGGGTCGGTGATGGTGTCAATCATAGCACCTTTGCCGTCGCCGGTCATCGGCAGCGGGGCGAATGCCAGGGCGAACGCATTGCGGTGGAACATCAGGTTCCGGATGTGAGCTGCTTCCTGGGTTGCAGTCAGCAGGTCGAAGGTCACCACTGCATCCTCAGCTACGTTGGTACGCAGCTTGGGATAGATGCTGGCGGTGATGGTGTTGCTGGCCACAGTGGCATCCGCAGTGAGGATGTAAGTGGTCGCGTCACCAGCGATGGTGAAGGTATCGCCGGCCTTGAAGGTTTGGGCATCGGTCAGGCCGTCGATGGCCAAGGTTGCGGTATTGGCCGCAGTAGCAGCGGCAGCGGCGCCCACAACGTCACCCGTGCCGGCAGAAGCCGTAGCGGTGGAGGTCATGGCAGCCAGTTCCACGTCCGCGTTCTGGGTAGCGAACACCTCTACGCCGAAGCGTTGGCCCAGCGAACCGCGCATCAGCGCTTCTTCGTTGTTGCCTTGGCCAGTGATCTGAGCTTGGTGGAAGATGCCCAGATCCAGGAAGGCAGCTTCCAAACCACCGTCAATCAGGTAGTGGATGTCGCGTTCCAACGGAACGTGGTTGGCGCGGAGCACCTTACGGGGCTGAGTGATGAAGTTAGACCCGACAGTGCCGGCCAAGGTGTATTTGGGCCCGACGGTGGAACCCATGGCGTGCAGATCCCGGTCAATCTTGTCCGCCAGAGCGTAAGCAGCCGGAGCAATGTGCTCGCTGATGATGCGCTCGGAGGTGTAGGCCAGCTCCCGGTCGGTCAAGCCGAACTTGACTTCTTGGTGGCTGTTCAAGGTGATCTGGACGTTCTGCCCAACTACGTCCTGGGCGGTGGTACCCGTACCAGCAACATGTTCTTGAGCAGTGAAGTGGGACGGACGGCGCAGGTTGATGGTATCACCCAGTTCCCGACCAGTGCTGTTACGTTCTTCTTCCGCACCGCGGTGGACGCGACCAGCGAAGCCCAGGGCCTTGTACAGCACAATGAGCGCTTCGTTAGCGAAGAACGTGGGATTGTAGTTACCCAAGACGTTACTCATAGCTTTATCTCCTAAGTGCGCTTAGCGCGTTATGTTACATCCGCGCTAAGCGCGGCTCTGTCAGTCAACAATAACCAGCTGCTTGCCCAGCTTCTCGGCCTGCTCTTTGGCGGCACG